CGTTAAAAAAGCATTTACGTCAATTTACCCGACGTATAATATTGACTGGAACTCCAACCCCGCAGTCACTCCAAGATATATGGAGTCAAGTTGGCATATTGGACCTTGGATCGAGGTTAGAGTCCTCCATAAGCAAATTCCGATCTAAATACTTGGATCCTGACCAGCGTAATCGGCACACAGGCGTTGTATATAATTGGAAGTTAAAGCCTGGTGCTGATAAGCAAATTCTGGAAAAGGTCAGCGATATCTGTTTTAGTTTAAAAGCAGAAGATTATCTGACCTTGCCAGAACGAACCAATTTGTACCAAAAAGTTATTTTAGACCCACAGACCATTTCACATTATGAAAAGCTCAAAAAAGATATGGTTCTCGATATGTCTGACGGAACCATCACAGCAGTTTCCGCAGCGGCCTTGGCTAACAAGTTACTCCAAGCCACGTCGGGGGCGCTATACGACGAACAAGGTGAATGGCACAGTCTACACGAAAGCAAGCTGGAATATTTGGAGTCTATACTCGAAGAACAAAACGCTCCGACTTTGCTTTTTTACAATTTTAAGTTTAGTCTTGAACGTATCAGGGCTCGATTCCCACACGCTCAAGTTCTATCGGATTCCAACATCGAAGCGTGGCGGCAGGGTAAAATACCCTTATTACTTGCTCATCCAAAGTCCGGCGGCATCGGTATCAATTTACAATGTAACACTGCAGCAATTGCACAGATGGTATGGTTTGATCTGCCCTGGAGCGCCGAGGATTATATTCAAGCCAATGCCCGTATCCATCGGCAAGGCCAAGAAAAACCTGTTATTATCCATCATTTAGTCGCAGAGAATACAATTGACGAAAAGGTGGTGATGGTGCTTGAGGGTAAAATAACAACACAAGACGCAGTGCTGGAAGAATTAAAACTATAATGAAACACAAAGTAAACTACGCAAACCCTCGGCTGTCAGATGAGGAGATTGACCCACTGGAAATTGACGATTTGGATAGCTTGTCTTACAAATTGCATCTGGAAAGCGAAACAGACAACCTGTTTGATGTGATTCAGATCGTGGACAACAAGCTGGAGAAGCACGAAAAGAAAGTGATTGAAGCTTTCTTGTCGGGCAAAAACAACGAGGATATTGGCGTCACAAAAAAGTACTGGCGCTATCATTTTACTAAGGCTATAATGCTGATTAAAGAGGAGTTAAGCAAATGATTTTTGTGATTGAGTACGGCACTGATGAGAACCCCCAATTGATGATTGACATTCAGTTGGACAGCGAGAACGTTGTGTTGAACACAGACGCATACAAGCCCTTGCGGGCGGTGTTCTTTTGTGAGACAATGGAGGAGGCAACCGAAATTGTAAACAACCTGCGAGAAGAATATGCCAGTAATCGGAACTGAAAAAGAAGTTTGCGATGATATTGCCAGACGGCAAGAGTTAGGTATTCGCAAATACAAAACCACAGTGCGTGAAAACCCATTGACTTTGAAGCAGTGGCTCCAACATGCCTATGAGGAATGTTTGGACCAAGCAATTTATTTAAAACGTGCTATGGAGGAATTAAAATGAAACACTGGGATTCCTTGACCAAACTAGAATCAAGTATTATTGATTTGAACGTTCCTAAACACATTATGAGTTTGATGGCCATGAGTGCTGAGGACATTTCTAGGGAAACCAACATTCATATGATTTATCATGTTGAAAAGTTGCTAGAAACATCATTAGAAGAGTTACAAGAAAACTTTCAAAATCTTTTTGACGAGGTGCGTGATGGCGGCTAAAGACCGATTTGATTTGGAGCAGCTAATCTATAAAGCTTGGCAAACAAAAGAAGATGTTGATTTGGTGTTGAAACGTCAATTGGACGGGCCAAAACCAATGAGCGAAGATGAATTTGCAAACGTCATGATTGGCATTTCTGCCCTTCATGATATGCGAATGCAGGAGTTGTGGGATTGTTTTGAGTTTTTAGTTCATGAAAGGAAAATTGTATGATCGGACAGGAAATTATTAAGTTGGAGTTGACCGTTGACCAGGTCAATGCCATTTTGCAGATTTTGGGTGATGCACCTTTTGTAAAGGCAAACCAGCCTATTGCTTGGATCATTACCCAAGCAAACCCCCAAGTAGCCGCTTTGGAACCGCAGGAGAGTGCTGATGAAGCAACCGAGCAACCTGCTTAATGGCCTGATGAACAAGGGTGGGTATGAAGCCCCGCCAGTTAAATTGGACCCCAAACGGGCCGAATTGGCGGGTGCAATGACCCGAGTGCTTATTAATCAGGCGCTCCGAGAAGTGCAAATTGCCAAAAAGCAGCATGAGTCGGGCCAAAAAGGCGACTAATTTGCATTAGTAGTATTAGGGGAGTTTCCGCTCCCCTAATTTACTCTTGTATAAGAATAACATGACCACACCCAAAAAACCTGCCACAACATCCAAGTACGATCCCTCAATGTGCGAACGAGTCATTGAAATGGGCAAGACTGGTGCGTCCCAACGCATGATGTGGGCAGACTTGGGTATCTCCCGCTATGCAGCGGAAAGCTTTAAAAAGAAATACCCTGAGTTCGAGCAAGCCCTCGATCTAGCATTGGTCCACTCCCAAGCCTATTGGGAACGTGAAATCTTGGCCAATGTTGGTAATAAAGCATTCAATTCCCGCTTGGCTGAAATTGCCTTGCGCGGCCAATTTGGTGAAACCTACCGTGAAACCCGTGACAACAAACTGGATGTCAAAGCGGAGATCACAGTGGATTTTGCTGGCGCAGTAAAAGACCTTATCAATAATCTTAAAAAAGCTGGCGAATAGCCCAGTACAATTAAGCGGGAAAAGGGTAGCTCCCCTGTCGGTTCCCTAACCGAATACCGCACCAACATGCTTTAGGGGGCATTCATGAAAACTTGTTCTACATGTAAAGAGCAAAAACCTTTATCTGAATTCAATTCGGACAAAAGGAAAAAAGACGGAAAATACTACCGTTGTAAGTCTTGCCACACTAAAGTAGTGCAAAACTGGCAAAGAAAAAATCCAGAAAAAGTAAAAAATGCTCGGTGGGTGCGAGAATTTGGTGTCTCGTTTGAATTTGTACAAAACTTAAAAGAGCAACAAGATAGCAAATGTGCTATTTGTAAGATGTCTATAGAAATAGGAAACAAATCTGCTCATATTGATCATTGCCATAGTAGCGGTAAGGTCCGAGGACTTCTATGCCAAAAATGTAATCAAGGTCTGGGACTGTTTAAAGATTCCGTAATAGCGTTAGAATCTGCTATTGAATATTTAAATAAACATGCTACAATGCTTTAACACCATTTAAAAGTATTTTTATGAGCGCTCACGCACTTCTCTCCCCTTCTTCTAGCCATCGATGGATGGCTTGTACTCCTAGTGCCCGACTGGAAGCTACTTTACCAGAACCAAAAAGAAAACCAGGAACGCATGATCCTGCTGCTGAAGGCACTTTGGCCCATGAACTAGCCGAAAATTATTTGCGTCGGCATTATGATCAAATTACTGAAGAAGAGTTTCAAGCTGAATACGAGCGCATCAAACTGGAGAAATACTACAATGCTGAAATGGAAGAATACATTGGTGGGTACGTGGTTTACGTTAGAAGTCAAATTGGAGACGGCGATGTTCCACTATTTGAGCAGAGAGTCAACTACGACAGCTACGTTCCGGAGGGTCATGGCAGCGCTGATGTCGTAATAATTTCCGGCCATAAAATTCGTGTGATCGACCTCAAGTATGGGGCGGGGGTTAGTGTAGATGCTACAGGGAACTCCCAACTACGCCTGTACGCACTCGGCGCATATGAAAAATACAAGCCTAAATACCCCGGTATCAAGGAAATTGAATACACGATCTGCCAACCTCGAAAAGACAGCATTACAACTGAGTCAACTACAACGGCAAAACTGTTAGATTGGGCCGAATTTGTAGTAAAACCCAAAGCCAAGAAAGCTTGGATTGGCACTGGTGATTTTGTGCCTGGTGAACACTGCCAGTTTTGCAAGGCCAAACCACAATGCCGAGCCAGAAGCGACTTTGTTAACGAACTGGCCAAACTGGAGTTTCGTGATCCTCCCCTGTTGACCCAAGATGAATTGGATTTGGTGTTTAGCCGCGCCGACCAGCTCACTACTTGGGCCAATGATGTAAAATCCTACATGCTCAACGAAGCAGTCGAAAATGGTGTGCTACCATTGGGCTACAAGTTGACAACCACAGCAACACATCGTAAAGTGGGCGACCAAGAACTGGCCGCACAAGTGCTGTTGGAAAAAGGATACAAGCCGGAGGAAATTTATGAACCATCGACTCTTAAATCTATTGCAAAGCTTGAGAAGCTTGGCAAAAAAGGCGATATCGTTTCCGTACTCGGTGATCTCATTGTACGTCCTACTGGCAGTCCTAAATTGGTACGTGACACCAGCGTAAAGGAGGATTTTACATGAGCCAGTGGTTGATTGCTGCCGTAGGTGTTGTATACTTGGCCATTGCCATAGATCAGTACATCAAAGGAAATTTAGGAATTGCGATCTCATTTTTGGGTTATAGTATTGGCAACGTAGGCCTTACAATAGCAGCAAAATGATTCAGCAGATGGTTGGTTTCAAGGTGATGGTTCCAGATCTAGCCATTGAGGGGTTGACAAAACACTTCACCGAGCTTAAAGTGGCAGAATCGTGGGAAGATTTGAGGGCCATTCGGGAGTCAGCTTTCGAGGTCATTGAGTTCTTAGTTCATGATAGAGAGTTGTTGTCAAATGAGGAGTACCAGTTGGATCTGGTCAGCGCATTGGCAATAAGAAATGCGTTGGCAAACATACAAATGCTGTATGATTGCTAACAAGGGTAGACGAGCTGGCCCCTATTTAAGTCCAGCTCTTTCGTTAAAAAGGTAAATTATGTCTCAATCAGTGAAAATCAAAGTCGTAACCGGTAAGGTTCGTTTTTCTTATGTCAGCGTGTTCCAGCCAACAGCTGGTGTGGACGGCGGTTCTCCCAAGTACCGCTGCTCGATCATTGTGCCCAAGTCTGACAAGGCCACAGTGGACAAGCTGAACAAAGCGTTCAACGACTGCAAAACCCAAAACGCTGCCTTCTTTGGCGGCAAAGTGCCACCAGTTCTGAAAGGTGGTCTGCGTGATGGAGACGTAGAAAAACCAGAAGATCCAGCATATGCAAACTGCTACTTCTTCAATGCCAACTCGGCCCAAAAGCCTGGCGTTGTCGATGCGGATTTAAATGCCATTATGGATCCAGAAGAGTTCTATAGCGGATGCTATGGCCGCGCTTCGGTAACACTGTACCCTTATAACTCAGCAGGTTCTAAGGGCATCGCTTATGGCCTCGCCAACGTCCAAAAGACCGAGGAAGGTGAGCGACTTGGCGGTGTGTCGAACGCAGCTGCAGACTTCGCTGTGTAAGTCAAGGGCGTAACTGCCCTTTAATTAAGCAACCCGCTTCGGCGGGTTTTCTTCCCTTTAACAACAAGAAAAATATGAAATTTTATGTGTATCAACACGCAAACCCCGAAACAGGAGAAATTCTGTATATCGGAAAAGGGTCGTATGAACGAGCATGGTTATGCCGAGGAAGTAATAGAAGCCCTGAGTATTCTGTTTACCTAAAAAACCTTTTAGAAAACGGATACACTATGGATGATTTAGTTACAATTTTACAAAAAGGTTTGACAAATGAAGCGGCAGAAAAATTTGAATCTAAATTGATTTTAGAAATTCAACCTATTTTTAATAAACAGCAAACTAAAAAATGGGTGAGTCCTAAAAAGTTTTTTGGGGAAGTTGTTGATACCATTAAATCTTTAAAAGAGATGGGCTACGGTAGCCAAACTATTGCATTTCTAATGGGCGGAGATAAAGTTACTAACGCAATGACAATGTGGAGAATTAC